AGATGGGAAAAGTTTCTCTCCTAAGCAGTATAAATCTTCTCACTTTGTTGGTGATGATACTGCGCGAGATCAAAGATTATTAGATGAAGATAATTTAAATATTAATCAAGGTGTTATTGGTAGGATACTAACTAAAGCTAGAAAAAGTAACATAGTAAAAACTATTCCTAAAAAAGAATTAGCTGCCACACTTGAACAAGTGGTTCAAGGTAAGGATAGAAAAATAAATAATGTTGTAAGAGAAGTAACAACACTTGATAGAAAACAAAATCCAAGCATACCTAAAGATGCAAAATATAAAATTGTATTTGCTACACCTCAAGGAAAAACAACAAAAATACCTGAAGAATTTAGAGGTGTTAAATATTTCAATACAAAAACAGAAGCTGATACAGCTTTAAATAAAAGATTAACAGCAGACTTTAAAACACCAGAAGATCCTAACGCTGCAAAATTAAAAAGACAAAGAACAAGGGCTGAAAATATAAAAGCTGTTACTAAAGGTTCAAGCGCAGCAGATAAAGCTGCTGTAAAAGTTGTTGAAGACAATATTAAAAAAATAAATCAGTATTTTAAAAACGATCCAGATAAAATTAATAATACTGCATTTGGTAGAAATATAAAAAAAATGATGGCTTTGAGATTAGACAAAGAATCAGGAAAGCTAGTAGTTAAACTTCAATCTGATGACTACTATAAAAACAAAGCAGCTCAAGGACAGTTATTTGATTTATTTGATGTCAATCCAGTTGCAGGTAAAAAACGTGGGGGCAGGTTTGTAACTAATCTTAATATAAGTCCTAATGTATTTAATAGAGCTTTTATTGGATCACAACTTACAAACTATTTTAAAAGAGATAAAATTAATCCAGATGTAACAAATGAATTAGATCGTATTTTAAAATCTCTTAACATAAAAGTTGATTTACCTACGGTCGGTAAAGTTGGTGCTACAGGAGCAGACGTTGCTTTTGATTCAAAAACTGGATCTTTTCCTAGAATTTTAAAAACACTTGAAAACTTAGATGCACCGGATGAAATAAAAAATTTATTTAAATCTACAAAACTTACATCTCTTAAAAATCTCTCTCCTGATTTAAAATTTGCCTCCGAAATAGATAGACCAGAAAAAGCTTTAACGAAAGAATTATTTGACAATGCTTTTAAAGAAAATGATAAAGTAAAACCTTTTAAACATCATGATCGTGATTCTTTTTTGTCTACTAAAAGACAACACAACGCTTTAGTAAAAGCAGAAGCTGTAAGCACTAAAACTTTTGGTAAAGCAGCAGAGCAAATTAAAGATTTGGATATACCAAAAGGAACATTACTCAAAGCATCAGCTAAAGGTATTCTAAGAGCTATATCACCGTTTATACCTTTTGTAGGTGCGGTAGGTGTAGGGCTTGGTGCAGCTGATGTAGCTAAGGCAGCAGAGCGTGGATTAGAAAATGAAGAACTGGGAATAGCTTATTTACTGGGTCCAGAACTAGCTCAAAAGTATTCGGACATAAAAGATAGGGGGTTTAGTTTTGATAAAACGACTGACTACGACGATCCCTCCGCTTAGAGGTCCCAACCCACAGGGGTTGAATATTAAACTAAAACAGCCTATAGTGGTCCAGAACTCGGAGAAAATAAATGGCAGAAATAGACAAAGCTTTACCAAACGTAGAGCAAACAATAAAAACGCCTAGTGAAGAAGACCTTCAGGCAGCGGAACAAGTAAGTATTAAAGAACAGGTCGGACCTGAAGATGTAAAAATCGAAGAACAGGAAGACGGATCTGTTGAAGTAAAATTTGATCCTGAAGTAGTTAACCAACCAGGTGGCGAAGGTCATTTTGATAATCTGGCTGATTTACTACCGCCAGATATTTTAGGACAGCTTGGTTCTACTTTATTTGAGTCTTACGAAAATTATAAAAATTCTAGAAAAGATTGGGAACAAAGTTACGCAAAAGGTTTAGACCTTTTAGGATTTAAATATGAAAACAGAACACAACCTTTTCAAAATGCAAGTGGTGTTACTCACCCAGTTTTAGGTGAAGCAGTTACACAGTTTCAAGCGCAAGCTTACAAAGAATTACTTCCAGCAAATGGACCAGTGCACACCCAAACAATGGGTGCACCGAGTAGACAGAAAGAAGATCAGTCTGTCAGAGTAAAAGACTTCATGAACTATCAACTCATGAATGTGATGAAAGAGTATGAACCCGAGTTCGATCAGATGCTTTTTTATCTCCCTCTTAGTGGCTCTGCCTTTAAGAAAGTTTATTACGATGAACTTCTAGGCAGAGCTGTATCAAAGTTCGTGCCATCAGATGATTTGATTGTACCATACACTGCAACTTCGATTGAAGATGCGGAAGCTGTTGTACATAGATTAAAGATGTCAGAAAATGATTTAAGAAAAAAACAAGTGTCAGGTTTTTATAGAGACATAGAAATAGATCCTGGTTACTCACAAGAAACAGAAGTTGAGAAAAAAGAAAGAGAGTTAGAAGGAGTTACAAAAACTAGAGAAGAGGAAATCTTCACTGTTTTAGAATTCCACACAAATTTAGATCTGGAAGGATTTGAAGACAAAGATACAGCTGGAGACATGACTGGAATTAAACTTCCATATATTGTAACTCTAGATGCAGGTAGTAGAGAAGTTCTATCTATAAGAAGAAACTATCAACCAAACGATCCGTTAAAAAAGAAAATAGAATATTTTGTTCATTTTAAATTTTTACCGGGTTTAGGTTTTTATGGATTTGGTTTAATACACATGATCGGTGGTCTATCAAGAACAGCGACTAATGCATTAAGACAGTTAATAGATGCAGGTACATTTTCAAATATGCCTGCAGGTTTCAAACAACGAGGTATTCGTGTTCGAGACGAAGCAAACTCAATTCAGCCTGGAGAGTTCAGGGATGTAGATACACCTGGTGGAAACATCAGAGATGCGTTTATGCCTTTACCTTTCAAAGAACCATCACAAACATTATTACAATTAATGGG